AGAACCCCTAAAGGCTATAAAGCCTTTAAGCGTTCCATTGTTTATTATTAGTTTGTATCTCATTATTGCCCTCTTTAATCTTGATAGTAATAACCTTTATTGGCTATATAATTTGAAGCTATGCCTTGTCCGTGTGCTTTAACGTCTTTTTTTAAGCATCCTACCTGTTTAATGTGCTTAATCTTTTTATGGTCAAAAGTAGATATGTTTAATGCCTCTCTTATTACATGCTCTGAATGGCTACCATATCCATACTGCATAGGGAATATATAGGTTAAATCATTCTCTATATCTTCTACTTGTGCTGAAAAATAGCTGTTACCATTCACACGATCACGCCAAACTTTAGTGACCGCTATATATAACGTCTTGCCTTTGTAGTATTTATTCTTTGGCTCATATACTTTAAATGAAACCATTCTATCTTCAGTGTTTATATGTACTGTTGGTTTAGTCATTGTTACGCCCCTATTAATATATTAACTAATGACTTGATGACCACTAGACCAACAAGCAACACACAACCAAAAGCTAAAGAATAATTAATTGCTTTAGTTCTTGCATTATCTACCGCGTTAATTCTAAACCTAATATTATTTTTATTATTCATGTTTATATTCTCCTTATAATGTTAAACATAACCTATTATATATAAATATATATTTATATGTCAACAATTATTTTTAATAAATATTTATTTCTTTTTTAATACCTTTATAAGCTGTACTTATAATACAAACATTATCATTTTCTTGTCATTCCCTTGATTTTTTCGCGTTGTTTCTTCTTGTCCTCTGAATCCCTTTGTTTATAGGCTTCTGAAACGCTAGGTTCTTCTGACCTAGTGGGTACGCAGGTTGCGTGATCGCATTATTTTTGTAGAGACAGAGCTGTAACATCAGCCGTATTTATAATATAAAAGTCTTTTTGTAATTGAGCTTTGAATGAAGTATATTTATACTTATGAGTATTAAGAAACTACTATAAAACTTGGCCACTAGAAAAGAACTAGCAGAGCATCTTGACCTGTCTCCTCAATCTATTAGCGATCTAATTGGAAAGGGTATATTTACTATCAGCTCAGGAAGATCGCCTGTTAATATAGATGTGTGCAGGGTTCAATACATAAACTATTTAAGAAAAGCTGCTAGATATACTAAAAAAGATGGTACAGGTGACATAGCAGAAGAGAAAACCAAACTTACTGCTGCTCAGGCTAGAAAGGCTGAACTTGAAGTAGAAATTATGGAAGGAAAGTTAGTGCCTATACAAGAAGTTGAGGAGTTTTTGGTTGAAAGGTTTTCAAACGCTAGAGCCAAATGGCTTGGCGTTCCCTCAAAGATTGCACATAAAGTAATTACAGTTGATACTTTTGCTGAAGCGGAACAAGAAATAAAAGAAGGAATATACGAAGGATTAAACGAACTGGCTAATGATGGAATACCTGAAAAATATAGAACGAGTGGTAGAGAGTACGAATCAAGTTTGGACTCCCCCACCCAATCTAAAGATTAGCGACTGGGCAGATAACTACAGAAGACTATCTCCTGAATCATCTGCTGAGTCAGGTGTTTGGAGAACTGATAGAGCACCCTATCAAAGAGAAATCATGGACTCATTTAATGACCATGATATACAGCGTATAGTTTGGATGAAATCTTCTCAGGTTGGTGCTACAGAGATATTGTTAAATGTTATTGGTTATTACATAGATCAAGACCCTGCACCTATGTTGATTATGCAGCCTACACTAGCTATGGCTCAGGCGTTTAGTAAAGATAGGCTTGCTACCATGATAAGGGATTCTGAGAAGATAAGAGATTGTGTTAAAGACCCTAGAAGTAGAGATAGTGGTAATACAGTGCTGTCTAAAAAGTTTGTTGGCGGAAACCTTACAATGGTTGGGTCTAATAGTGCTGCTGGACTCGCTTCAAGAGCTATAAGAATTTTGCTTGCTGATGAAACTGACAGGTATGAGGCATCAGCAGGAGCAGAGGGAGACCCAATATCACTTGCAACCAAGAGGACAACTACTTTTTGGAATAGAAAAATATATTTATGCTCCACTCCTACAATAAAAGGACTTTCAAGAATAGAAACAGCTTTTGAAGAGTCTGATAAGCGTTACTACTATGTGCCATGCCCTGAATGTAATGAAAAACAAGTTTTAAAGTGGAAGAACGTAATTTGGGAAGAAAATAAGCCTGAGACAGCAGCTTATGCTTGCGAACATTGCGGTTCTATAATAAATGAGTCTAAAAAACAATGGATGTTAAAGCATGGAGAATGGATAGCTACAGAAAAGAAAACAGGAACAGCAGGATTTCATATATCAGAGCTATATTCTGTTTGGTCTACTTGGTCAGAAATGGCTATTAACTTTCTTGAAGCAAAAAAGAATCCTGAAATGTTAAAAACTTGGATAAATACATCTCTTGGAGAATCTTGGGAAGAACAAGGAGAAGCAGTTGAATATGAGACACTTCTTGGTAGAAGGTTAAATTATGACTACACAACCATTCCTGAAGATGTTTTAGTTCTTACTGCTGGAGTGGACACGCAGAAGGATAGGTTGGAGCTGCAATTGGTAGGATGGGGTAAAAATTATGAGGCTTGGGTGTGTGACTATAAGATATTTTGGGGAGACCCAAATGCTATGAATGTTTGGTCAGACCTAGACTCCTATCTTAAGAAAAGATTTAAAACTGAATCTGAGAGATTAATACCCATATCATGTTGTACTATTGACTCAGGTGGACATCATACGAACATGGTTTATCAATTCACAAAACCTAGACAGGCTAGAAGAATATTTGCTGTAAAAGGATTATCAACAGCAGGTAAGCCAATAGCAAATAGGCCAACATTTGTAGGTAAAAATAAGGCTGTTTTATACGGAGTAGGGTCAGATTCTGCAAAAGAAGCCATTTTTTCTCGTTTAGCTGCTGATAATGAGTCAACTACTTTACATTTTTGCTCTGATCTTGATGAAGAGTACTTTAAACAGCTAACAGCAGAAAAAAGAGTAACAAAGTTTGTTAGAGGAAGAAAAAGTCTTGTTTGGAAACAAATAAGACCAAGAAATGAGGCTCTTGACACACTTGTATATAATTTTGCTGCTATATACATACTAAACCCTAATTATGACTCTATTGAGCAAAAAATACTAACAAAACAAGCAGCACCAAAAGAAAACAACCAAAATAAGCCACAAAAAGGCATAAATAGAGGTAATTTTGCTACTTCTTGGAAGTAATTTGACTTTTCTTGCTAGGCATGTTGACTTTTTTACAGAAAACCATAGTGTAATATTAGATATATCTAAAACATTTATGAGGTTTTTGCTTGAGCAACAAATTTGATTCAACAAATTATCCACCCCAAGTGCCTACTGAGCTTCAGTTGGGAGACTTTTGGGCATGGAAAAGAGAAGATCTATCAAGCGACTATCCAGTAGCCTCTTATTCACTATCCTATGAGTTCAATTTAGTTGATGGTGCTACAGTTTCTAACTTTACAATAACAGCTACAGAGTCAAACGATACATATATCATTGAGGCCAGTAATACATCCTCATACGCAAAAGGCAATTACAACTGGGTTTCTTACATGACTAGAAGTTCTGACTCTGCAAGAGTTAAACTGGAAGAAGGTTTTGTAGAAGTTCAGGATAATTATGCAACTACATCTGCTTCAGTCAGAAGTCATGCAAAGATTGTTTTAGATAGCATTGAGGCTGTCATAGAAAATAGAGCAAATATTGATCAAGCATCTATGAGTATTGCTGGTAGATCATTATCAAGAATGTCCATAGACGAATTATTAACCTTTAGAGATAGATACAAGGCTGAATATCTAAAAGAGGTTAAACAACTAAGAATAAAAAATAATAGAGGGTCAGGTAATACCATAAAGGTTAATTTTGGTAGAACTACTGGCTCAACACCTAAGAGTTACACATAATGGCGTGGTACAACAGAATATTGGGCGTTAATGAGCCTAAGAAGAAAAAAAGACAAGCATATAGAAGAAGCTATACTGGTGCGAACACTGGTAGACTTTTTGCTGATTTTGTTACTACATCAACCAGTGCTGATGCTGAGATAAAAGACAACATAAGAATATTAAGAGATAGAGCAAGGGAGTTAGCAAGAAACGATAGCTATATTGCAAGATACCTTAACCTGATGGTGTCCAATGTTATCGGTAAGCATGGCATAAGAGTTTCTAGCAAAGGTCGTGATGACAATGGTTCATTAGACATTGCTGGAAACCAGCTCATTGAAGATGCTTGGAAGGAATGGGGTAAGGTTGGTAATTGCACAACTAATGGAAGATTATCATTCTTAGACTGTCAAAAAATATTTATTGAATCTCTTTGTAGAGATGGAGAAGTATTAGTTAGAAAAATCAAAAAGAAGGATTCGCCTTTTGGTTTTGAATTACAGTTTTTAGAATCAGATCATTTGGATGAAAATAAAAATGATATTTACAAAGCTACTGGCAATCGTATTAAGATGGGTGTAGAAGTAGATAAGTATGACAAACCAGTTGCTTATCACTTATTTAAAGACCATCCATTTGATAGAGTTTACTTAGCTCAGGCACAACACATTAGAGTACCTGCTGATGAGATTATCCATGCTTACCTACCTTCTAGGGCAGAACAAACTAGAGGTGTTTCTTTGGTTGCTACAGCAATGGCTAATGTGAAAATGTTAAATGGTTATTTAGAAGCAGAAATAGTTGCAGCTAGAGTTGGTGCATCTAAAATGGGTTTCTTTACTTCACCTGATGGTGATGGTTATGTTGGTGATGGAGAGTATGAGGATACCTTCAACCCAACAATGAACGCACAAGCTGGGGTCTTTGAGCAGCTTCCACAAGGTATGGATTTCAAAGCCTTTGACCCTACACATCCAACATCTGCTTTTGATTCTTTTACAACTAGCGTGCTGAGAAGCATTGCTTCAGGTTTAAATATTTCTTACCACTCATTAAGTAATGACCTTACATCAGTAAATTACAGCTCAATAAGGCAAGGTGCTTTAGAAGATAGAAGTATGTATCAGATATATCAACAATTTGTTATAGATCATTTTGTAGACCCTATCTTTAAATCATGGTTAGAAATGTCTATATCAAATGGTTATATAAACTTACCTATGAGCAAAGTGGATAAATTTTCAAAATCAATAAATTACATACCAAGAAGTTTTGCTTGGATTGACCCATTAAAAGAAATGCAGGCAAATGTTATAGGTTTGCAGAATGGAACTCTTACTTACGCAGATATATCCAGTAGTTATGGTAGAGATACAGAAGAATTATTTGAACAACATCAAAAAGAAATAGAACTAGCCAAACAATATGATATTGAACTAGCATATCAACCATTTGGTCAAAAGAACCCAGTAGATGCAAAGATACAGGGCGGAGATGACGAAGATGAGTAAACCAACTCAAAGCATGAAGTCAGAGGCTAGAAAAGGCTTAGATTGGCGTAAGGAGCATGGTAGAGGTGGAACTAGAATTGGTGCTGAAAGGGCAAATCAAATTCTAAATGGTGAAAACCTGTCTGATGAAACTATCAAGAGGATGTATAGTTTTTTTAGCAGGCATGAGGTAGACAAGAAGGCTCAAGGATTTAGACAAGGAGAAAAAGGCTACCCATCTAACGGAAGAATAGCATGGGCATTATGGGGTGGAGATGCTGGATTTAGCTGGTCAAGAAAGTTAGTTAATCAAATGAAAGACGATAGAAGTATTGAGCAAAGAGGAACAGAAGATACTCTAAGAGAAAAAGCCAGCGAACATAATAAAGATGTTGGTG